TATTCTGATGTTGCAACAGGTACAAATATAACATATAGTGACGTCGCATAGGAGAAAATTATGGCATCAACATTTACGCCCTTAGGTATAGAACTTCAAGCGACCGGTGAAAATGCTGGTCAATGGGGAAATAAAACTAATACAAATTTACAACTTATAGAGCAAATAGCTGGTGGTTTCACAACACAAGCAGTTTCTGATTCTGGAGATACAGATCTTGCAGTAACTGATGGTGGAACAGGTGCAACTCTTGCACACAGAGTTATAGAATTTACAGGATCACTTACAGGATCAAGAAATGTTACTATACCTATCGATGTTCAAGATTTTTATATTTTAAAAAATTCAACAAGTGGATCACAGAACGTAGTATTTAAATACGTATCAGGTTCAGGAGACAGTGTAACTGTTGCTCCAGGAGCAGTTAAATTAGTTTATGCAACTGCCAATGATGGAACTAACCCAGATATTGATGATACAGGTTTTATAACTGCTTCATCAACAGATACTTTAACAAACAAAACTTTAACAGCTCCAAAAATTGCAGACGCAGGTTTTATTGCAGATGCAAACGGAAACGAACAAGTAATATTTCAAACAACATCTTCAGCAGTTAATGAATTAGAAATAACTAACGCAGCAACTGGAAATCCACCAATCATAGGCGCAAGTGGAGAAACTAACGTTGATGTTCATATTAAACCAAAAGGTTCAGGAGAAACTAGAATAGGTACAGGTGCAGCTGCAGCAACTTTAACAACAAGTGGTGCACATGATTTAGTTTTAGATACAAATTCAGGAACTAACTCAGGAACAATTACAATAACAGACGGAGCAGATGGAAACATTAATATTGCACCAAACGGAAATGGTGTAGCTCAAGTTGGTGGCGCTGCAATAAAAGTTGCAGGTAAAGAATCTATATGGATTCCTGCAAACTCTATGTATCCAAATACTACAAGCGGATGTGCGGACCTTGCTCAAGTTGAATTATCAAATGGTCCTGAATTAAAAGTTTTAGATTTTGACAAAGACTCTGATGAATTTGCACAGTTTGCTGTTGCATTTCCTAAATCATGGAATGAAGGCACAGTAACTTTTCAAGCATTTTTTACAGCAACATCTACAGACACTGGTACAACGGCGTTTGTTTTACAAGGAGTTGCATTAGCTGATAACGGAGATTTAAATACAGCTTTTGGAACAGCTGTAGGACCAACTGCAAAAGCTCACAGTGGTACATCAAACGATTTAGACGTAACAGCGGAAAGTGGAGCAGTAACAATAGCGGGCTCGCCTAGCACAGACGAGTACGTTTTTTTTCAAATATCAAGAGATGTTTCAGCAGATGATCTAAATGCTGACGCTAGATTATTAGGAATTAAATTATTCTTCACTACTGACGCTGCAAACGACGCATAATAGGAGGAATATATGAGTTCATTCGGACAAAACATTTTAGGATTCGGTTCTGGAGGCAGTAAAAAAACTCTAGACTTTGATTTTTTAATGGTCGCTGGTGGTGGCGGCGGAGGGGTCGATGATGGCGGCGGCGGAGGCGGCGGCGGTCATAGAACGTCTTTTCCTGGAGGAACTAAAATAACAGTAGAAACAGGAGCGACTATCACAGTTGGAAAT